TGGCATTCGGTGTGGTGCTTCCCATCCCGATATTTCCAGTCCCAGCGTTTAAGATTAGTGTAGAGTTACCGTTTACTCCAGAATCAATACTTGCACCAGTTGAGCCAGATTTAGCCCAAATCCTCAAGTTTGAAGCAGCCGTAGAGTTATATACTGAAATACCGCCTGAAGAGGTGTCAGTCGCTTGAGTGATTCCCAATTTCCCTACCGGATTCACTGTTCCTATACCAAGATTTCCTCCGGTATCCAGTGTCATGTCAATGATGCTGTCTTGATGGCTCCAATTAATCGGGAAAGGCGTACATGTTCCGTTGGCTTTGGTATTAAAACGCATACCACTTGAAGTCATATACATTCCAAAATCGCAAGAGTCCGTTAAGTCAGCAGCAGTATCATTTTGAAAAATTTTAATACCAGCAATCATGGAGTTAGACGTTCCACCTACAGTACCATTAGGAAACAAAGCAAAGCGCATTGCTGAATTAGCTGTTACAGGTCTATTGACATAATACGCCAAACTTCCACTACCACCAGGATTTGTAATATTGTCGTAATAAGCAGACCAAACATTGTTTAAAAATAATGACGATGTTGAACCTGAACCTTTGATGTTAAAAGAACCACCAGCAAGCTCCAATTTTTGAGTTGGATTAGCGGTTCCGATACCAACACTGTCAGTCGATGTTATTGTAGATACTGTAGTTCCAGCATCTTCCCAACCGCTACTTGTTCCAGAAGGTAGCTGAGCCTGAAAAACTTCCCAATTAATAGAACTGGAAGTCCCTCCATTATTAACCAGAAACTCTTGAGCGTTGGTCAATGCCGTCAAATCAGGGTAGGCTGTCCAATTAATGCCTGAGCTAGAACCTGAACTAGGAATATTCCCAATCTGAACCTTCTTGGTTGAACCATCATCGCTGTCATAAATAACGAACTCATCCGCAGAGTCCGGTGGATTTTTTTCGGTATAAGAATGGATTGTTCCAGCAATCGCCGGAGTACAGATAACTAATAATAATAATAAAAACAAATAAATATATTTTCTCATTTGACCTCCGACGGGCATTTAATAAATTTTCCTGTTTGTTCGCTACGGCATTTTTTAACTATCTTCTTAAATTTATTACGCAACTTATTTGCATCTTCACAATATATAAACCGACCTTTAGAATCGGTGCATTGTTCGGTGTATTCTTCGCAGACCTTATTGCCATCTGAATCTTCAAATGGAAGGCAATCCAGTTTCACTGTATCAGCACTGGCATTTAATGAAACTAACATCAATAATACAAAAATGTATTTACCCAATTAAATCTCCTCCCGGAGTGGTGACGAAATCGCCACCGGGGGTTGTTAAATAAATATCTTCGTTTGTACCAAACAAGAATGTAACGCCTTCCCCTGCGTTACCGACAATATAAATCTTTCGTAAATCATCAATGTTTAAGGTTATGGGCGGATGGTTAGGAAGTAAGTGAATACCCCTATCACGACGAACATTAGAGTTTCCAATCCAAATCTTTCCTAAATTCGTGAACTTAGCCTGAATCGTGACATACTGAATAGTCGTCTCAAGCGTGTCTAATTGTGTGGCTATCCCGTCAACAAGCAATAAACGCCAGTTTGTTTCAAGCAAAGGTGTTTGATAATGTGGATAAGCGTCTGCTTGTGTGTCAAATAGGATTCCGCCATCAGTATCTAGCTGATAAGGGCTGGTATATCCACCTAGTCCATGCGCCCCATAGTTTGTATCATATAAAACCATACCGTTAGAATCCAACAACGGCTCACCATCAGTATCTAGCAAGGGCTGTCCAGGGCATCCAGTAAATATCTTATTCCCCTGTTCATCCGTAATAAACTCGCCGTCAGTATCTTGTAAATACCAACCATCAGGAAACTCTACGTCTATGGAGCCGTAACCAATATATTTAGAAGTTATTTTTCGTGATATGCCACGTAACGGCGTATCTATAATAATAGACATCTAAGTCGTCTCCCAATACCTAACATCAGCTTCACCCGACGCTACAACTCCCCAAATCGGCCCCAAATAAGCACCGAACCCCCTTGCATGACCACGACTCTGGTTCTCATAAAAGGGGGTTCCGGTTTCTACAGTTACATTTTCATCCTGACCGATATAAACAACAATTTCTTCTTCATTATTCGTAATAATAATTTCTTTTCTGTCGCAGTTAGCGTCAATGATTAGTGTCGGCTCTGTTGTGACTGGAACTGCTCCATATTTCATTTACTTGGCTTCCTAATTTGTTCTTCACCAAATCCACCGATGATGTCATTTCCAGAACCAGAATAATCTTTACCGCCAGCTAGAACTTCAATCTCATTAACTTTTTTTTCAACTTCATGGGCTTGAACCCTTGAAATCTTTTCTTCAAACTTTTTCTTGTCTTTAGCTTCATCATAACCAATAGCCTTCAAATATTCTTCAACGCTATTAAATCCACGGTTACGGACAGACTGGATAAATTCAGGGTCGTTACGAAAATCATTTCCTAAAAATCCGTCGCCATTTGTTTCTTTAAAAATAACTGCTAATGCGGCTCTATCTGGGCCGTCATACAGGAAAGAATCTCCTGTTTTTAAAAACTCTTTGCTGGAAGAAATTGTAACTCCTGCTGGTAAATCCTTCCGAGCAATATCTTTTTTCCCTTGATAAACGAGATTAACAGATTCTTTAGCTGGATGAAATACACCTTTTTCAGATACGAATGTAGGCATTTTAACTTCCTTCCTTTTGGGATTGGGATTGGTTAAACTTCTGTTGTTATTTCTGCAATTACTATCGTTGTGTTTGAATCATGGTCATAAAAACACCCTGCTGGGAATAAAAGACCACCTTCAAAATTTTGTGTTACTGAACGGCTGATTGTCCCTGCAATCGTAATCCATGCCGTATCGGAAGCTGCAGTTCCATTCCTAAGAACCAATACACCTGCCGAACCACCAGAAAGCCAAGTAACGCTCCATACTCTTACTGGCTTACCGGAAGGCCCAAGTGCTCCGTCTGCGGCAAGGGTGACGGTTCCATGTGTTGTGTTTGGCATAGTTTCTCCTTTATTTTAGCTATATCGAATACACACTTATATTTTAACCAGTCTTTATAGATATAAAAGTCATCAATGTTGTTATAAGCATTAGTTTTGTTGAATGTATCATCAGCCTCGCCATCATTAAAATACGCACTACGATGAACATATCTAACGCTTTCGTCACAAAACAACACGTTCATCCGGCGGCCAATCCAATACCAGATATTATCGCCAGCACTATGCCTTAATTTAGGATATTGAATCCACCCCAAAGCCCGTACAATATCGCCATCAATACAACTTGTATAAGGAAATGTATGCGGGTCAATAGGTCTTGGCGTTGTCGTTCCATATTTTTTAAGAGCATTTTCTTCAACACCGCAATAAATTTTTCCTTTAACGCATAATTTTTCATCCCAACCCGGCGTTAAGTAAACCATGTCATCATTAGTTACGCTATAAAACTCATAATCATCGTCTTGTTTGAACGCGCGATTAAGAATCTCGGTAGTTAAAGTATTATCGTATTTTCTATCAAATACTTTAATCTGCGCCCACGAAGGAAGAACTTTAAAATAATTACCTAAATCTTTGTCGTCCCTATCAAGCAATATTTGTAATCTTGTATTTTCAAGATTGCATGTTTTCTCGATACTATCCAAAAACGGTTTTATGCGTTCTGAACGTCCACGACTAGGGCATAGTAAAAGCAATTTCTTCATCAGATATGGATGGGGATTTTTAGTCCCCATCCATTATCCTTTCGTTTAGAAACTAACGTAGAATACAGCGTGTTCCGTAGATGCCTGAGCAGCAACAAGGCATTGACCGATGACTCTCTCATCAATTAAGTCAAGAACTGCTGTAGAACCACCACCAGCAACCTGAACTTGACCGGCTTCGCTGTCAGAAATAGTAATCATCTCACCGATAGCAATAGTACCATCGACTTGAAGACCAACTGTTCCACGACGAAGAATCCAACCATAAGAACCAGATGTCATAACTGCGGTTGTAACACCAACAGCATAGTTATCGGTTCCGGTCGTCGCAGCTTCAAGATTACCGAAGGCATTACCGACAATAGCAATGTCAGTAGTGTTATCAACGGCAATTTTAATGGCATCATATAATTCCAAACGGAAATTACCAGATGCAGGGTCGCCCGTAGCTGTGTTGCCTTTAATACGATATGTATAACCGACACCAGTATCCTTGCAAGTCACAAGAGTTCCGCCAGCGAACAAATTTGCTGTTACGGAAGCTAATGTGATTTCCAAAAATTTGCTGCCGATTTTACCATCGTTCGTATTAACTGCTGACGCAGAAGCTACGATTTTATTTGCCTGAACAGAAGCGTAACCACTTTCGCTGATGTCCTGAGCAACGACTAAGCCCGGATTAACAGCGGCTCCAAAATGACCATACGTAAATACATCGCCGTTTCCAGCCTGTAACGTATAGCCCAACGCAAACTGCTGAGTAGAATGAATTGCCTTGAAGTCAATTTCTCCACCAGCAACTTGCGGTACGCTATTGATCGAAAATGAACTACGAGTTGCGAGATTAACAGCCATTTTATTTTCCTTTCCTTATCCCCTTATTGCAAGGGCATCGGTATTATTTTAATTAAGCACCAGTTGTTCTAACAATCATTGTTAAGCCGAGAGCATCAACGCCCGGATAGAACGTAAATGTCCCTGACGACTCAGTAATATTAATACCTGCACTTGTATTTGTCGTCGGGTCAGAAGTTACCTGACCAACGTAAGATACAACTCTGGAACCGAATCCAGAAGCCCAAGTATCAGCATCACTTACTGTCGTGAACTTAGCAATTACTTCTGTGTAAGCCCCTGCTGTATTCTTAACGATAGAGGCGGGTACGATAGCAGCCATTTATGCCTCCTTATTAAGTAATAGAAACAAGTTTAGCCTGACGACGACGGTTGTTAGTAATCAAGTTACCTCTCCAGAGAATATATGCAACACGAACCATCTGATTAGTCGGCTGAATGAACGGAGTAGTAATCATATCCGTTGCACTATCGACAACCAATTTAATATAGTTCATATTCAACATATAAATAACACCGCTGGAAATAAAATTACCATACATAATGGGCGTACCCTTGAACGTAAGATTCTTAAAACCAGCATTAGCAGACAAATCACCATTGGAAATACGTTCCAACGGAAGACGGGTCTGTTCATACTTCTGGAAGATACTCTTGGTCGTCAAGATATGAGTCGGGTTATCTTCATTAGCACCAGAAGAAACAGCATAATAAGCCGTGTTCATGTCCGTAAGACCCTGAGTAGCAAATGCACCAGACGTAACTGATGTAGCTTGCCAAAACGTATCTGTAGCACCTGCGATAGAACCTAACGTACCAGTACCAACCAAGCTAGTTAAATCAATAAGATTTCCAGCATTAGCAACAGGAACTGAAAAACCTTGACTCATACGTTTTGCGATGGCTTTCTCGGAAAGCATCGTTTTCGTAGCAACCAAGTCAAGAATCTTATGTTCACTACCGCTATTGGAGCGTTCTTCATCACGAGTAAGCTGAATAGGCTCATAAGCGTTCTGCCATTTGTATTCAACCATCGTCAACGAATTGGTCTGATTGCTGTTAAGAACGTCACCACCAGCATAGAAACCACCATCGTTCTGTTCGGATTCGATGAGAGGTTCGACAATGCTGCCGCCACCATCTTTAAGGTCTTTATACTGATTCAATAATTTCAACTCGACGTTGCTGTTGTAAGCGTTGTCTACGAGTTTTGAACTATAGTCCGCCAAAGTCGTATTGAGCACGAAAGTGTCAATCGTTGACGGGATAAATTGCGGGCCTGAAGGTGTTGCCATGTTTTACTCCTTATTATTTAGCTCCAGCCATCTGTTTTGCTTCTGCGAGTCTCCGCTTTCCTAACTCAACAAAATACTGCTTGCTAGATTGATTAGCACTTTGTTTAGGAACATCGGAATTCGGGACTATCGAAGCTCCAGACGGTACTACTGAAGCATTTATTCGTTCTTGATTTTGATTATTTTTGTCGCTCAATCCCATTTTATATGCTCTTAAAACAGCGTTGTCATAGTCCTGTACTTTCCATAAATGCTCACGAGTAGCTCTGACAGTCCCATTCATCATTCCTTGCATTAGATTATCAATAGCTTCGGGATTATAGTTAGCGTACTTAGACATAAGACGAGCATCTTCTTCTTTCTTGAGCGTCTGCAACTGCTGGCTTTTAAGGAACCCCAACTCCTGTTCCATACTAGCCAATTTTTGCTTTTCCGTATCAGTCAACTGTGAGTATTCTTCCGTCGTCATTCCATCCGGCGGGGTAGAAGGAACTATTGACTGTGCGGCTTGTACGAACTGCGGGTCTTGCAACAATGACTGTACCCTTTCAGGAGTCCATTGTTGTGACTTTTCTAACTGTTTTCTTATCTCTGCAAGGTCTTGGAACTTACGGTTAAAACCGCTTTCCAAAGACTTGCTTTTCTTAATTAATTGCTCTTTGATTACAGGGTCTGTAACCCCTTCAAGTAATTTATCTAACTCCTGACTATTGAAATCAACCTTATCAACAACAGGATTCTTGGGCGCATTATTCTCAACAAATTTTGAAGCCCTTGCGATAATATCTTGTGTAGGGTCACTAGAAACAACAGGTTCCGTGCTTACTACCGTCGGTGTTTCGTTACCACTAATAACTTGTTCTTCCATAACTTCCTTCCTTACCCCGGATTGGGATTGGTTATGTTTTTAAACTGTCTATCAATATTTTCTATCTGCTCGTCGGTAGGCAATAGTCCTGCTTCACGCAATGCTCTGATTGCAACGCTACCTAATCTAATGTTACCTTTTTTATCGGCAGTCAATTTTATAGCGTTTATGATCTCTCTGGCCTTCGGTGATAATGAATATTCTTTTCTAGGATTTTTCCTGTCATAATCATCAGCCAACTCACACGCAATATCAAAAGGAACCATTTTTCCTTGTTCCATAAGCCTAATAAAATGTTCTTTCCCCTCGACAAAACAACCTAAAGAATTATTCCACCCACGATACTGATGGTCTTCTAAGTGTCCGAAATGTTTATTAAGTTGTTTCTCTGTCAGTCTCATACGCTTAAAAATTGTTTGGTTAAATCAATACCAGATTTGCCAAGCGTCTTCATAAACGAAGATATATTTGTTTCTACGTGATACGAATTTCCGCTCTCCATCGTAACAATAAATTTTTTATTCTTTATCTCGACGGACTCTATCATCTCAGGATTAATCATTACGTTTTTTTGTATTCCTATAAGTTCCATCAGAATGTATTAACTCCGCCTTTAGAAAGATTCACTTGCTTACCAGTCTCGGTATTTTTTTCCTGAGCCTGTTGCAATAACGCCGACTGTATCTGAATCAACTGTTCAAGAACATCTGAGGTCTGCTGTGCCATCTGTAATAACTGCTGTATCGACGTGTAAACTTCCAACTTCGCTACGTGGTCATCGGTTTCTACGGGAGGATATGGAACCCGCTGATTAGTCAAAGCCGCATTAACATTCTCTTTCGCCTGTCGTATCTGCTGAACACTCACGAACCCTTCCGATTCTTCAGGGCGAATGTTTCTAAACACATCAGGATTATTAATACGCATACGCAATAACATCTGCTCTATCAAAGGTGATAACTGCAACGTCTTTCCTTCTGTAGCTAACTTCTGAGCAATAATCGGGTCTTGAATACCCTGCATCATCAACTGCAACGCTTGCCCAAACTGCTGTAACTCCTTCTCAGGATTTTCAGGCAACATAGAAATAACGTCTAACTCAACGTCAACGTCGGCCTGTAACTCTTCCTTCGTCGGATTATCAGACCATTCCAAATCCATTGAACCAACGATACGAACAGCGTCTTCATAAGGCGTGTACTGCTTAATCAACTGATTTATATACAGAACACTTTCCTTCAAGAAATCAGCCATAATGTCCTGACGATACGCAGGACGAGCCGAGCCACCTGCATTACGTATCTTGACGGAAGCCGCAGACTCTTCTCCGCTCTGCAAAGCTCCACGCTTTAAGTCAGTAACGCCAGACTTATCTTCCAATTCCTTCTGCAACCGCTGGTCAATTAAATACAGCTCCGAAGACGCACCGCCACCAGCCGACGCAACGAACATTCTGTCTCTGGGATTACCGCTGTCAAATAACACAATCGTATTATCGCCTTGCTGTACCTTCTGGACTTCTTCTTCGTTCGTTCCTTCTTTAGAAATACCAACCCAAGTCTTGCTATTCTCCTGTGCATTACGAACCTGAATATTGCGAATAACATTCTTTAAATCGCCAACGTCTTTATAGGTGTTAATATCAGGGATACCAAAATCTTTGTCAGGAACTTCATTGAACATCAATATTCTCGACGGAAAACCCTCAGCATTAATGCCCCATTTATTTTCACGCAACGGTTTATCTTGGTCAAATGTCAATAATAAAATACTACCCGTCGAGCCTTCACGTTCTTCTTTCTTCGTCGGGCGTAAAAATATTTCATAGCATCTAACAAATTTACACGCTGAAGATTTTCGGAACCGTTCGCTGGAAAAATCTAAAAGAGATTTGTAATATGACTCTGGACGTTTAGCATCACCACCGCCTGAATCACGAAATTTATTGTAACTTGCCTTACCAATCTTCTGACCGTAACCGTCAAATCCTTTTATCTTTTTCTTTTCAACATTCAACTTTTCATCTTCGATCAAATCCTGCAAAGGTATATCAATAATTCGACCAACCCATCGAGCCTCGTCGATGTCTGCATAATTTACCATCGGGTCTTTAATGAATCGCAATGGCGATATGCGCTTGACGAATACTCGTCCTTTTTTAATATAGAACGACTGCTCCTCGGTCATCCCAAAATCGCCTTTATATCCATGCCACAAAACACCGTGCGGAAATAACAGCGAATCCAATAATACTCGACGAGTTTCGTTCTTATATTTAATTTCACCCAACGAATAATTTAATATCGCTTCCTGAGTCTTGGCAGACTTAGATGAATCAAATTCAGTCTCGACCATCTGACCGCTTATGGGGTCACGGCGTTTAGCGATAAATGTTTTATTGCGTGGTTTTAGGAATGCTCTGGGATTACGAAAAAATATGGAAGGTAAATTATTTTGGATAATCGGATATACTTCGTTAAGGACAATATCCCAATCCATTCCGAACGGAGGAGTGAAATCGCCCATATATCGCTTACATGATTCAATAACGATAGGTTGCAATTCCTCGACGTTGATAGCTTCCGCCATCCGTATCTCGTCTTTTAATTGCTCTACTCTATCTTTAGATATATCAGCCAATTAAGCCTCCTAAGCTCGAAATACTATTAGCACAAAAAATATATTTATCAAACTGTTTATTGAAATATTTTATATCGGGCATGTAACGCTGTTAAATGGAAATACACGCTTACCCTTACCGCCGAAAACAAAAGTCTTTCTTTTGTCCTGGGTAATAGCCCACTTACGCAGTTGCATAAATTTATCGTCCTTAGAATCTTCTTTCTTAATAACCCTGCCTTTAGGAAAATCCAACAACTGACATAAGCCCTGAACAGCGTCGGCCAAGTCGTCATGCGGCGTCGAGCGTATACGAGTCATCTGCAATTCCAACTCACCCATACCAGCTTTATGGAACAGCGAATGCTGTGCATACCTCGGCTGACATCGAACCATTATCCGCTGTATCTTATCCGCATCCCAAACTAAGTCTTTAAACGAAATCCAATGGTTGTTCTTCTTCATCCACTCACGGAATAAGTGCTTATACACCTTCTCCAGCTTTGCCTTCTCTAACCCAACTGGTACATAATATCCCGTCAGCGCACGTAGACGTTTCTCCATCTCGACGACGGTAGCCATAAACACATCGGGCTTAACACCCTTCTTGTGAAAATAATCATCGACGAGTAAATACGACTCAGGCGTTAAAAAACCGGGGACAATAGCTGTAGAATCACTCTCTCTTTTTTCTTCCCATGCTAGGTCGCATGATATGGCAGCTCGACAGGTTCTCAACTCGCCCCGGCATATAATAGAATCGTTCTCGTCGTACAATACATAATCGTTCTCAATTATTTTCCATCGTCTAAAGTCAGAAGCCTTAATATCGTTCATATCGCCGTGCGACGGGTCGTTTTGGTATTCTTTCGCAAATACCGCTGGCTTCTTAGCCCGTAAATCTTCCAACTCCGCTACGCTCATCTTCTCAGGCCACAAACTCTTGCCACTATCGCCTAACGCCTTATACAATAACTTCCTGTATTCAGGATATTCGCCCTTAGACACCAACAAAGCCATTAACGCATCGTCATGTAATATCGTCCCGATGACAATAACATCCATCGTCTCTTTATCACCAGCAGGTATCAATGCTTCATCAAACGTCGCACGTAAATTCTTGCGTCTAATAGGGTTTCTTACCAGCTCGTCATCTTCCAAGTCGTCAACTAATATCAAATCAGGTCGCCACGCACCAAACTTTTCTCCTCTAACGCCACCTAACTGCTCCGCACCCTTACACAATACCCTTGTCTCAAACCCGTCTTTATGGCGGAATATACTATCGCCCTCACTATCCTTCGTTATTCTTACACCTAGCTCCTTTATCTTCGGATTCTCACGGTATTCTTTCTTAATGTTCTCCAAAGACTGCGTTGCTTTGTCATAAGTGCTCTGCGCTATAACAATAAAATGCTTCCGTTTAAAAAATATCGCATGGCTCGGAGTTAATAACGTCAAAATCGTGCTTTTAGCGAACCCACGAGGAGCCGCTACCGCCAAAAATCTGTTATACTTCGCCTCTTTTACGATCTTTAAATGAAAAGGAGCACTCCCCACTCGGAAATGCTCCTTCAAATAGTACATACCCCACAATAAAGAATTGTTCTCAAACTCTTTTACTATGGACTCGGTGATACTGACATCACCCGACGGATTTAACACTTCTTTCCGCCCTTTTTTCCTTTAGATTTCTTCACTGTGCATCACCTCCAGCCGAACTTTCACCGCCACCAACCATCCCAACAGCATTTAAATACTCACTTAAATTATTCAACCTGTTCTCCCACCCATCTGCATACTGACCATACTTTTCAGGGTCTTTAGCTATCAGTTTTTGCATCAATTCCCGACGACGACCAATATACTCGCCTACCAACGCATCCTCACCGTTCTTAGCCACATAGTCCATAATAGCACCATGTGTCTGATTCCCGTATATCCCGTCAGCCTTTACGCCAACTACCCTCTGCAAATCCTTTATCGCCTGTGTCGTCCCAGAATTATACCCGTAATCAAAAGCCGCTACCCCTACCTTCGTCGGTAAATTTCCCAAACCAACGCTGTCATAATACATATCCCTTGCTATCGTATACGCCGTATCACTCCCCATGTCCTTAACGCTCAACTTCTCCTTGCTACCCGTCTTACGCAAGTAATTATCCAGCGTCGTCTGCGTTACCCCGTAGTTTGTAGGCCCTGCATGGTCTACCACATAACCACCCTCAACATCCGGTCTAAACGTGAACGCCGACGCTATATCGAAATTATCCACCGACTATCTCCCCGTCCTGAACCTCGCCCATCTCCAACACCTTATTCATCCCCCGCAACCGCTCCGCCACCAGTAATAAATGCGCCCTGTCCTCCGCCGATAATACTATCCGGTGATTAACATCCACCCCACCCTCAACCTTCAAATTTATACTCTCCCACCCACGCGCCTTCATGCCTTTATCTAAAAATTTCTCTCGCACAACTAAATCAGGAACTTCCGACATAACATAACTGCCATTAACCAACTTATCTACATTCTTAACAGCACTCAACCCCTCATCCAATACCCTAGCAAGTCTCTCATCCGTCACCCCAGCCCTATCCAATGCCTCTAAACGCCTCTGTATTGAAGCCTCTGCCCTAGATAGTCCTCGACCTACACTACCATCCAAAGATTCAACTGCGTCAATCCTAGCGTTATCCAGTGCCTTCGTAGCCATGTCTCTACTTAACATGTTTTCTTGTTGTGGTCAAGTTTAAAATTTTTTGGCGCGTGCGAGTGATGGCTAGCACAAGCACCCCCACCCCCTACCCCCGAATTCGTCCGACAATCCCACGTTCCACGTGAAACAACATATTATGTCAAGTACGCAAGCTAACATAATATCAATTATAGGTAGTAATATAGCTTAAATGTATGTGTATCAATAGGTTATGTGCATTATCCATATCCTACCTGCTACCACTGCCCTATGCCATGCTCTATCTAACACCGGAAAACGCAACTACGTGGCATCCTGACGCAAATAACAGGCATCTAAGAATCGTGTCTAATGGCATCTAGCAATGCCAGGTGATATGCCCTGGGCGCAACCAAAAGCAAGCGATAAAATACCCCAGAAATTACCAATAAACTAACTTAGCACTCTACCACCAAGACTGCTAGTTATACTTGCATTGTTTTACATTCTTTGACATACAGCCTATATTCCATGTTTACAGCGCATTATTAGAGAACGACTGCCTATATATATATAGAGTACAGCTTATACAGCTTATATTCCTATATTTTAAATAAAGAAAACATAAAATAGAGAATAGAGAATATAGAGAGTATAGGAAAAAAGTATGGAATATGAGCTGTAAACGCTGTCCAAGCACAAAATTACTTAAAAAATGAGCTGTAAAGAAAAAAAAATGAGCTGTAATCACAAAACAAATAAAAACATTATTTTCAATCTTGTTGTAACTCATTGGTATATAACATGAAATACTTGATAATATTCTTGCATATCATTTTATCATCTGTTATACTTCTCATTAGTTAGATGTTAACAGATTGACACATAACAACACAGAAACAGGGAGAAAAAACCATGATAGAAAAACAAAAATATGCCGTTAAATACCAATTAAGCAATGACCCCGTTAACCGCTGGCACAGGTCAATCAAGGCGGCCATTAGAGACCTTAAGTCGTGCCAACGGGCGGCCATTAATGGCGGAGATACGCAGGGCATATATCTTGTGGTGGATAATGGCGATGCGCAGATGTTTTTTGACCATACAGACATTTAAATAAACGCAAACAAACGGTCGCGCCCCGTGCGATATGCAAGGCGCAGTACAGGCGATCATTAAGACGGCGATTGCTTACGGTAGGACATTGGATTAAATAACCAAACTAAAAAAGGCGGATGAAATGAGCATGGCAAAATGCAAATGCGGTGTAATATTCGATACAGACATACACCTGGAGACAGATGAAAGCGGAAATTGCTGTTGTGATAATTGCTTTGAAAAAATCATGGTATCTTTTGAAGAAGATATTGAGGACGCAATTAAAAGATCAACAGACGAAGTTGTAGATATAAATGTTGCAAACATGGTTGAGATACTAACTAACAAAGGTTATAGAAAGGTAAAATAAAACATGGAACTACTAACCGACTACATCGGCACAAACTTTGAAAAGGGAACAAGATTGCAGTTAGAAAAAATCGCTTATGAGAAAAAAGTCAATCTCTCGACGGTGGTGAGGTGGGCGGTGGATGAGTATCTGAAAAAAGAATTGGAAAAAATTAGTTGACATTGGCATGGGTTTAATTATAATAAAATCTATGTTCAAAACGGCAAGACTTAAAAACCTGAACAAATACTATGAGACCTCAACGAGACCTTAATATCTCGTTGAGGTTTTTCTTTTGCCACTAGGGGTTGTCTTGCCGACTTCAAGCCATGTAAATGGTTGCCCTTAGTGGCTTTTTTATTTTTGGAGTTTAAAATGAGAGTATATGCAAGCATAAAATGTCCTACTAAAAATTGTAATAATAATTCTAGAAAGAGAAAACCGTTTTGCTGTAAATGTTGGGCTAAGATAGACAAAGGATTAGATCCAACTAAAAAAAATAAATGTTCTGGAGCAAGAAATGTAAATTGGAAAGGAGGAATTTTTCAATACCCCAATCATGCGTTAATGAAAAGAAATAGATTGTTAAAATTAAAAGAATGTAATTATATTTGCCAGCAATGTTTTAAAAACAGGGCGACAGAGATCCACCACAAAGATTTTTCAAAAGACAATCATTCCTTGGATAATTTAATCCCAATGTGTCGCCCCTGCCACGGATTAAACAGATCAAATAGTTTAATTAAAATTTATGGCAGAAGCATGAAGCAAATACAGCAAGAATTAAACATTCCGTTAAGCGCTGTTTATACGCTTCATTATAGAAGTAAATTAAAAAAAATATTAAACCTCACCCAAAAATGAGGCCATTCATTTCATCGAGGGAAAATGTCAGAAATCGACGTTATGTTCTCAATCGCACAAGGCATTGCCGCCGGAAAAACCGGACACGAATTTGTCTATTGCATGGATGAGGACAAATACTATATATATGCGGATGAATACTGGAAGCGGATAAACGAAATTGAATTGATGAGCATAGCCTTGAAGCATTTCACCGGAGAAAATAACACGGTAAACATAACACGCTATACGGCGTCACGAAGAGCGCAAATTCCAGAAAATTTGAGATTTTTGATATATCAAAAACTACAGGACTTTAATAAAAACGGATACCTTAATTTTCCAGAAGGCGAAATGGATATGGAAACGGGATACGTCCATAACCACGACAAGAACAACTATTCAACTTTGCGAATGCCTTATAACTTTAGGATGGGAGCTGATTGCCAGTTGTGGTTAAAGTCGTTAGACGAAATATTTGAAAAGGAAAAAGACCCGAAGAAATGCGCTGAAAAGATTGCCATATTACAGGAATTTTTCGGGTACTGCCTGACTAGAGACACGGAGCAAAGAAAAGCACTATTGTTAATTGGGGAATCTAACTGCGGGAAATCGACAATATTATGGACGCTCCGCAATATGCTTGGGGATCATAATTGCTCATCGGTATCAATGAAGAATATCAGCAATGCACAATTCACGAGCAGTCTTATGAATAAGGCGGTCAATATCGACACGGATGTGTCCACAGATGCACGGGAGTATGAAGAATCTTTCAAAAAGATTGCAGGTGGCGAACCTGTTAATTGCAATAGTAAGTACCTGGAGCCATTTGATTTTTTCCCGTGGGCAAAAATTATCATGGCAAGTAATGGTTTCCCCCGCTGTTCCGACCATAGCGACGCATTCTTTAACAGGCTTATAATTATCCCTTGTGAGCGCATATTTGAAGAAAATGAACAAAATAAAAAGTTGCCGAAGTTATTAAAGGAAGAATTGCCGGGGATATTTAACTGGGCATGGGAAGGGCTGAAGCGATTAAATGCAAGGGGTCAATTTGATATAAAAGATTTCGTCGCACAGGCTCGGCAAGACTTGAGGGATGAGAGCAATCCGATTGATGTTTTTTTTAGGGAAACTATAGACGCAACTAAAATATTTGAAGATTATATTGGCAAACAAGAATTATATCAAAAATATCTCGATTGGTGTCGGAACAATGGGAATTCCCCGATGTCCAATATCAAATTTGGGAAAGCAGTATTTCAGAAATATAACAAGACAACAGAAAAAGATTCAAAGTTAGATAACGGGATGAGAGTCTGGCGATGTATGAAACCAAAAGAAAATAGACCACCACAGGATGACATCCAATGGCAGGAATAGTCGAATACATGAATGTTAAAGGCTTTGACGTTCTCGACATGAGCCGAATAATCAAATGCCTATCGCTAGGCGGTGAGATCACTAATATATTTGACTGTACTTGGATGGAGTTGAATGCGGATTATATCGCCCGCCTAGAATATCTTACAAAAACCCAAACAGGAGAAGTGAAATGACAGAACAAACAACGCAGTTGGAGGTATTAAAGGAGCCTATGGCATTAGGTGAAGTTTTTGCGGCGTCAGGGATGTTCCCAGACATAAAGACACAGGCGCAAGCCGTGGTTAAGATTATGGCAGGGAAAGAGCTTGGCCTAAGTGCTTTTCAATCAGTGTCAGGCATCTACATGGTCAACGGACGTCTTGCCCTACAAGCTGGGGTTATGTCGTCGCTGGTAAAGAGAAGCCGCAAATATGATTATACGGTTGACGAGTTGACTGCCGAAATTTGCAAGTTGACCTTTTATGACATTAGCAAAGATGAACACAGGCCACTAGGAACAAGCGAGTTTACCTTTAAAGACGCCGCTAAAGCGGGGCTGGTCAATAAAGACAACTGGAAGTCATACCCTAAAAACATGCTTTTCGCTAGAGCGTTGTCTAACGGCGCAAGATGGTATTGCCCCGATGTTATCTGCGGTTGGTATACCGAGGAAGAAGTGCAGGACATCGAACAGCCACCAATCGACGCCAACAAGACAGTAATCGACTTAACAGCAGAGGGGGTTCGTAGTGAGCCGAGTTCATCGAGCGTATAAAAATTCTTTGCCATCGGTGACAACTATCTTGGGCGTGTTACGTAAGCCTGGGCTAGAGCATTGGTTTAAAATGAACACTTTAAAATTCATTACCAACGCAACAAACAAGGGCAAAACCATAGGAACACAGACACACGAGGCCATAGAACACTTCATAACCACAGGGAAAGCAAGGGTAGAATCTGAATACCCCACGGAAGTTATTAATGCGCTTAGTTCCTTCATGCTGTTTAGAAAAGAACATCCAGAATGCGATCTAAAGCTGTCAGAGACTGCGCTAGTACATTCTGTACATAATTATAACGGAACTATTGACGCCCCTAGCCCGCCGGATTTGTACGACTGGAAAAGCGGGGAAGCTAAAGAGTTAGACAAGCCGAAAGTATATCCAGAGTGGCTTTACCAGTGTTCAGCCTACACACATCTTTGGAATGATAATTACCCCGACACGCCAATAAGACGAGCGCATATAGTGGCTCTAGCCAAAGATAAAGTAGCGTATAACCTCTACACGATGGAAGAAGAAGAAATCAACAGTTGTTTTAACGAAGTGTTCTTATCTTGTTTAAGAATACACAACTACCAAAGGAGAAAGTAATGGGAGATTATCAAGACGACATGAAGGACGAAAAGAAGCCAGCCACAATATTACCAGAGGGGTTAAGGCTGGTTCGGGTTACTGAAATGTTGAGCGGTGTCAGTAAGGCAGGCAATAAACAATTTGTGACCACAATCGAGGACATTAAAACCAGAGAATCTATGCAGGTCTGGTTAGTTGCCGAGCCGAAAAAAAGATGGCTTTTAAAGAGCCTTTTGGCTGCCGTAGGTGCGCCAGCTAGTGCAGACGGTGTTTATGACTGGTCAACCACCGATGTTATCGGCAAGGTAGTTGTAGCCCAAGTTAAACACTTCAAAGAACCGTGGGTTAATAGAGAAGGTAACGAAGTATTGCTTGATAAGTGCAAGGTGTCAGAGTTCTTAGTGCCTGATGCCAATGTTCAGACGGCCACAAACAATAATTGGGAAGAATGAAAATAATCATAGATACAAGAGAGCAGAAGCCCCTAGTTTTCAACCATAAGTCAATAACAGCAGTTGAGGTTAAATGCTTGTCGGTTGGGGACTATGGGGCTATGTCCTCGGAATATGTGCATCCGGTAGTGTTTGAACGTAAATCCATCAACGATCTGTACGGAACATTATCGCAAGGCTACGAGCGATTCAAATGTGAAATAGAACGAGCCAAAGAACAGAACACAAAGATTATTATCATAGTTGAAGGCCACTTAAAAAGAATCCTCCTGGGTACGGCCTTCTCTAAGAGAACCCCCGAAAGCATCGTCTATCAATTATTTACCTTGCGTGTTCGCTACGACGTGGAAACGGTATTTTGTGCTAACCGTGAAGAAATGGCCGAGTACATAACCCAATTTTATATTGCCCACCACAAAGAATATCTCGACAAAACTATTTTAAAATAATCCTTGCTTTTGTATCTAATTGATATATACTTAGAGAGAAGTCAAGAGAGGAAATAATGAATAAAAAACCACTATATCCACAACCGAAGATGATACGGTTTACCGAGCAACAAGAAAGAGACGGCGTAAAGCTAGCGGTTCGCAGAGGATTGACATTCAATCAACTTATTCGTGATCTGTTAGACAGCGCAATCAAAATCGACGGTATAACTAGAAGCATGAAGTAAACAAAACCACAACCAAACAGGAGAAAAAACCATGACCAATCCCACCACAAGACCAATTTCAAGTCCCGAAGATGTCTACCAATTCATGCAAGACGGACAGGAAGAATACCGCCGTCAGATTCAGATGGAAGATATCGTTTCCCATATTTCTAGGTCAAATCAATTAAATTGGAATTAATAACGGTTGCTGTGGCGGAAAAGGTAGACGCAGTGGAGTTGATAAAACACACGAGTCGGAGTAAGGTTCCCGATTCATGCAGGGTGACTATACGAGTAAATGCCGTGATGTTTAATCGGAGTAAAGGTGGAAGTGCCTCTCGTCAAATCCCTGCCAGCAACCTAAACAATAAACAGCCCCGCCCGGTGGTTCGGGTTTCCGGCCTCTGCCGTGTAAAAGCGGTGGAGGCGGGGCTAGGATAAGGAGAGAAGATGAAGATATTTGATTCATATTCAGGATGGGATTCAAAAGTAAACTTTTCCGATAACAACAATCTTGTTGTTGGGTATGACACTTATCAGAGTTGCTGTGAACATGCCGATTGGTTTATAAGCAAAACCGAAGACAATAATATTGAAGGCAAAGAACAACCCAAAGATGGCCTTGAAGAATATGTCTTTGATAAGCAATATTTCGTATCCGTTGAACCCGCCAGAAACGAGTGGGGAAGCTGTTTAGATTCAGGTGGTATGGTTCGTTTTAAAATGATTGCCGATGGGAAACCGGATTTATTTCTACATATTTACAATTCACACAACGGTTATTATTCACATGGTTTTGATTTTAAAGAAGGCAAAACCATTATTCAATCTGGAAACATTTAAGGAGCAATAACATGCCAACCAACAAAGCGACCCCCATCAACCCCGCCCAAGCCAGACAGAAATTAGATTGTTTGACGAGGTATAGGGAGGCGTTGGAATTAATAGCAGGAGTGACATATAACAAAAGTCTGACATTAGCTGGTTGTAAAGAAATAGCAAGTGAAGCCCTAAAAGAAGAAAGCGAGAGGTTATGAAAATACTAGAAGAAATCAAAAAACTTAGAAGAAACGCTAAAGAAATTCGTGACTTATTCTTGGTTCGCATACCCTCCTGGGCAGAATATCCCAAGACCTACGATAAAACCGGCTGGGGTTTTAATGGTGATGATCGTTTTAAGTCCTGTTCAAATGTACAAGTATTTTTCTACAGCTTGATGGGAACCTATGGAAATTCATCCTGTACTACTCAATGCTCGCTGGATGCCGACGTTTTTGCAAGTCACCTTATCAAATATTTAAACAAGAATCAGAAGGCCATAATGCTTGCGATAGCAGACCAAATCGAGGATGAAGCTCGTTCAATAAAAGAAAAAGCAGAGAACGAATTAAACCAAGAATTGAACAGCCTTAAAGAATTGGAGACTAAATAAAATGTACAAATACTCCAAACCCACAAAAGAGCAGGATATAGGGTTTTTCTTAATGTCATTATTCTTCGTTATTGTGTTTTGGTTTGTGTTTAGTGTTTTGGGTGTGGCTCATGCCGATACGCTAATTAACGGCTACACCGTAGATCAATACGTTGATGCAATCGGCAAGACGGAAAACTCTAAGAAATTCCCCTACGGTATTAAGTCCATTAAATGCCACGGCGAATCTGAGTGTCGTCAGATATGCCGAAACAGCGTGGTGAACGCAAACAAGAGGTGGATTAAAGCCGGTAAACCAGAGGACTTTGTTACCTTTATGGGGCGACGCTATAGTCCGCCGGACATTAATCCTAATTGGGTAAGACTTGTTAAGCACTTTTTAAAAAAGGACAAAACATGAAAACCGAACGAGAGAAGTTAATAGAAGAATTAATGTGCATTGTCATTAGAAACAATGATGGAGGGCAAGCTATAGAAGCTATAGCGGATTTTATGCTGGAAGATCGCAGAAGAATAGGCGAGGAACACAGATTAGCAACGGGCAGGGGGTAAGCCATGAGTCTCTACGAACAATGGTGGCAAAGCTGGTTCGGGCAGAATGATTTCAAGCCAGTAGAAAAAGAGGACGTTATGCTTAAATGTGAGGAGTGTCCGACAATGATTGAGGAGCATCAACACTATGTAAACGGCGGACTTTGTTTTAAGTGCATAATGAATATCGGGAAATAATATGCCTCCGGTAAGCAAATTACAAGCTAAGTTAGACGCCAGACACGCCAAAGACCAAAAGCGAGTAGCCACAACCAAGAAGAAACTCTACGGCAAAGTCATGCAGAAGAAAAAGGCTTTGGGCAAGTTTTATATGAACCGGAGTGATTTAGTACCGAAGTTAACCAAAACACAAAAAAACCACTTTATTAAACGTAAGGGGATACAGACGGAAGAACAAATTAAAAAGATAGTGAGTATTTAACGGAGCGTCCGTGGCGGAAAAGGTAGACGCTAGAGCCATCTTAATTCATTCACAATTTGTAGGGCGACGACCGAATAGGATGATGGCTTGAGATTGGACGCCTCCACAATACTTGTAGGGTGCAAATCCCTGCCGGACGTTCTCCAATATGACGGGTCGGGTAAATGGTCGCTCGCATGACCGTTCCGAGAGGTAAGAGCAAAGGTCGTTAATATTGACACCTGCCCCGGCCCAAAATTAAACGGAGCGTCCGTACCGTGTCAGAGGTAGGTAAGACGCCAATCGGTGAACCCACGCATGACTGACAGCCCGCGAGGATAGCCCGATAGGTGAAGCGACAAATTATTGTCGTTGGAGCCAAGTGAGGAATCTGGCCGGACGTTCCACAATATGACGGGTCGGGTGGCTTCAGAAAATAGAAGCTGGAATCGAACACACTACAGGCGTTCTCTGGTGTTGATAATCAGTCCGAAGGATTGAGGCGAACACGAACCCTGCCCCGGCCCAAAATTAATCGGAGGAAATATGAAAAGAGTAAATATTGAAATAACCCCGTGTTCATATGACCTATTTAATAGCCTGTTAGTCCTATGTTCTTTATCTTCCGATGGAAAAGTTACAATTACCGACGATAAAGGCAATAGGTTTGAAATCCAGAAGATACCAACATATCAAGAATAAATACTGGCCCAAAATTAAGAGGATGGGAAGATGAAAGTATTAAATTTATACGCTGGCATAGGAGGTAATCGCAAGTTGTGGACTGATGTTGAAATTACGTCAGTTGAACTTGACCCAAAGATAGCTTCTATTTATAAAGACTTTTTTCCGAATGATACTCTGATCGTTGGTGACGCACATCAATATTTGCTAGAGCATTACGCAGAGTTTGACTTTATATGGGCGAGTCCTCCATGCCCTACGCATAGCCAGCTGGGGAGACTTAGAGTCTTATCAGACAGCAAAGTAACCGGCGCTTATTTATCAAAAGCTAAATATCCAGACATGAAACTCTATGAAGAAATAATTCTACTTAAACACTTCTTTAAGGGCAAGTGGTGTATAGAAAACGTAATCGCCTATTACCAACCTTTGATTAAACCGACCGAAATACAGCGACATCACTTTTGGCATAACTTCCATATACGTCAAATCGAGTTAGACGCGGACAATATTGATTGTGGGAAAGTTAAAGAATGGGAAAACAAGTTAGGTTTTGATCTGTCCAAATATCCCAATCTCGACAAAAGAAAAGCGCTGCGGAATTGTGTAAGGCCAGAATTAGGGCTTCATATTTTAAACGAATCAAAATTTGATATTCACCAGGAATTATTTATTTAACACCGCCCAACCCAAAACCAAGCAAGGGGGAGATGATGGAAATTGTATTTAAAATAGGTGAAGAGTTTTCTTGGGATACTGTTGATAACAAGCGTTATGAGGGAATTATTGTCGAAGTTTCCAGTGAATATGTTTATGTCAAATGCACTGACGGAAAAACCAGACGAGTTGAAATTTAACCCACCCCGCTGAAGGAAGGAATTGAGAATGAAAGTGTTCGCAGAGCATATAAATAAATACCGGATTAAGGATGGGCCGCTAGGATCTGATGATAGCTACGGTATGACAGGTCAATGGAGAATCCCCTTGCCTTGCGGCTTAAAGGCTCTGGTTATATCTTCGGACGGCATGGGGTGGGAACACGTTTCGGTAAGCACAGGCGAACGCTGTTTGACTTGGGATGAGATGTGCTTTATTAAAGACCTCTTTTGGAATGATGATGAGGCTGTAATGCAGATTCATCCGCCGAAGGACACATACATTAAAAACCATCCGTACTGCTTACATCTTTGGAGGCCGACACGATCAACAATACCATTACCGCCAGATATTTTAGTCGGTGTTAAATAAACCCTAACCCCCTTGTGACCATAGGGAGAAAACAACCGTCTCATAGAGTGGAGGGAAGATGAAGAAAATAGCTAAACCAAACAGAATGTCTGTAGAGCACTCTAGGGAAGAATTGAAGGTGATAGCCATGAATCTTAACAATGGATTTGTTAGCGGTCAATTTGTCAGTAATGACAAAGATGAATTTATTGAATGGAAATTGATAATTAAGAGGAGTAAACAATTTAAATCTTAACCCCCTTCAGGAAGGAGAGGCAATGGACGATCAAGCGGAAACGCTAGAACAAGAATTACAAAGACTTTTTAGCGAAGGATATTTTGATGCTGAAGGGGAGTCCCACGTATTTACAAGGTGGGGTGAATTAGCTATCTACGTCCAGCGCATGATCATCGAAGCGCGGATTGATGAAATAAAAACAGGTTTAAATCGTGGACATTACTGTAACCAAATGGCATTTGAAAAGCGCCTCGCAGAACTCCGGGCAGAGAGGGATTTGATATGACCACCAACGCTAAGGGGATGAAGCCGTCGGATATAACAAATGAAATTGTAATGGAAATTAAATATGCTTTATATGAATTGAGCCATGTTCAGCATGGTGAGCGTTGTTTTACTCCTAGAAAGTGGGCGCAGATAGAAGCTGTTATTTATCCAATTGTTGAATCAAGGATATACAAGCAACAGCACGAAGCGAAAGGGGAGGTATGAGTACAGCTAAGACGGGCGGGAGGGCTAAAGTTATAAGCTGGAAGACTTTTATTAGCGAGAATACAAAATATTATAAATCCCCACTTCTTAATTTAGACCACCATGGGTATTGTGAGATAAATAGCGATGCTCTCTACAAAATAGACCTTAAACCAAAATTGTGGGCTGAAGAAATGGCTAATAGATATCCACGTTATAAAAGTTTTGTATACCGAGTTACTGCACATACTTTTGGTGAACGATATGTTTATTTATATGGAAAGTGTTAACCGGAGGAATCGAAAGATGCCCGACTCGAAAGTGGAAGTTAAAGCCATGAGCAACGAGGATATAAAAGGAAATCAAATGGAAAAAATCAATATTGTATTTTCAGGTGAAATGCCTAATCTAATATTTGTTGAAGTTGAGGACGTAAATGGAAAAAGCGTTTCTGTTGGTGAATGGATTAAAAAAGAAGAATTTAGTATTTTACAAATCCCCATGAACACCCGCTCACCAATCGCCAATAACGGCGTGAGCTTTGATAGTATTGTAGACAAATTAACACATCTCAATGGCGATCATCTCATGGGTTTAGAATTAAACGACATTCATATTATTGCTAACTTTATAACCAGACTCCAACCGACTGCGCCACGGGGCGGCGGGGAGGAGCAATCATGAAAACACTGGGCGATTTAAAGGGGTTGCTGCCGGCAAGATCAGACCGCTGGTATGATGGTACTACAGAAGATGCTATTGGTCTGCATAAAAACAAAATCATCAACCAAATCTCCGCCATCCCGCTCCTAGATGTGGTCAAGAAGGCCGTGGAGAGTGGGGCGGTTGTGATTAAACCTTGCACTGCTAACTGTTTAAATGGGATTATTACAGATTATGAAGGAGCAGAGGTTAGAGACATTGTATGCCCAACATGTTCAGGCAGAGAATATGTAATCACCGAAGGAGAGGTCGGCGGTGGTTGAAAACTTAGAAGATTTAAGAGAAGAATTTTTAAAGAACGGCGGGCATGAAATAACTGACGCCATAACGGTTATTAAATTTATGCTTAGTAAAGGATTTTCCCGCCGACCGAAGCTGGTTCCGTTGGATGAAAATACCGTCTTTAATTGGTTTCGTTCGACATTCAAATATGATTTAAAGAGTGGTTTTGGAGTAAACAAAAGAACGAAATTCTTCAAAGATAAATCTAAAGAATTTTGCCGCGCCTTCTCTGCCCAGCCAGCATCGCAGGGGTTGCCTTTTCCTGGTTTTCATGATGACGATTTTTTTGAGACGCTTAAACACTATTCTGGCGGTTTAATTAATGACAGCAATGGAACAGCGGTTGCAAATGCCGTAGCCGAGAGAGCCAATATAGTTCTTGAAATGAAGTTGCGGCTCGCTAAGAAAGCGGAAGATTATTTGTCCGCCTCATCAGTTAATGCGGAGGTAGTTAAGGCTCTTAAAAACTGTGCTGGAAAACTTCAGACATACGTTGATAGTGGCAATCCAAGATCACCGTACAAAAACGGCATCAATCCATTTTATGTCCTTGGTAGTAAAGAAGCCTTAAAAGATGCCGAACAAGCCCTCAACTCCATCAAAGCGGGAAAGGAACCAAATGCTCATAAAGATGAATTTGCCGGAGAGAATCGACAATCCACATCACTGTGAATACGAAAACGGACACAATAATTGTTGGGATAAAATATTTTCCATGAACCAACCCCTTGTCCGCGGGATGGAAATTGATAAACAAGAACTAGCAAATATTATGAAAGAATTTAGAAAGAATCAGCCGATTATGAAATACAGCATGGAACTGATGGCTCAACACATAATTGATAATTCTATTCGTTGGTTAAAGGAAGCGGTTTAACATGAGCGATGATCAAAAGAGAATACTCGAATTTTTACACAAATGTTTAGACCCATACTTACCACCTATAATTTCCTATTCAAACCAGTCATTAGAATTAATCGCCAAGACGATTGATGAATATTATAAATTTAGAAATCCATATTAAAGCCAACGCCCACGTATGGCTGAAAGAAGTGGAGAAAGGAAAGTGATGGAAATAATATTAGCCATAGCGCAGTGCATCTGCGCCTGTTTTATTTGGGTTGTTATAGTTTACTTAGTAACCAAATTTAATAACTGCATGAACAAATACTTGGGGGAGGGGGAATAATGCTTCAAATAATTTATATCATCGTCGGGATTATCGCAGTCTTAGCAATATCCGCCTGTACGCTCTGTTGTTGCTTCGCATGGGCTATAGAGCTGATCGACAAATGGCGTGAGCCTTATTGGAGGGCTGGAACTTCACAAATGTACGCTAGGTTAGCCAATGCCTTTAGAGACGAGAAAATAACTTATATATTCAAACGTCTAAGAGACGACAATGTTCAAGGCTTTGGTTTAGATGTTTGGCAATTTAGAGACGAAGTTGAAGAAAAGTTTAAGGAGAAAACTACATGACCAAAACCCTCTTATTCCTAACCCTCATGCTTGTCGCTCCGGTGGCGGGGGCTTTAAAGGAGTACAACTAATGCTCGGCTCAATCCTAGTCCTAACAGGAATCTTCGTATTTATCCAATTCGCAACGATCAATAATATTACGGGCAATATCGGCAATGTCATAACCATGATGGCCGTCATTTTACTTTTATCTTTTGGTGGGCTTTTAGCGAGGAGGGATTTTTAGATGGACGGAAACATACAAGCAAATATTCAACAAATCAGGGATTGTTTACAGAAATATAGTACTTGGGGCGAAAACCACATCATTAACATTTGTTCTGGTCAGACTCATGTTATCCCGTGGGGGATTGAGGATTATTTACTTATTATGATTTTAATATTTATTCTTATTATGGTTTCTTTCTTCATATTTTTAACATGGAGGAATTTTTAATGTCAAACGCTCAAGCTGAACTCGGAGATATGTACGGAAAGCCAATAACCCGCCGAGACATTGGTAAGAAATGTGGTTTTCAAAACTGCCCGACAGTATTAAACGCTTACAACACCGGAAACTTCTGCTACGCCCACGCCAGCGAGCAAGTCAAGCGATACGACAACGGCGAACGCAACCAAAAGTACAAAACCTACAAGCGTACTAACCGATCAAACCCAGACATACTCGCCCTAACAACAAAGGACTTTATGAATGTTGACATCCTTTCCAAAATCGTAAGCAACCACTACGGAGTAAGAAAGATTTACAAAATAATCGAATCATGGGACGAGACAAAGACCGCCGTAGAGAACGCTAAGACCACCAAGATTCATCCGGTTTATGCTAGGGTGGTAGCTAAGAAGTACGGGCTTAAATTTAAGGTTGTTAGGTTGCCGAATAATAGTTTGGTTAAAAAACGGAAAGGAAAAAAATGACCTATTTACTAATCATGGTAATAGTTATTATATTGTCCGTAGCTGATAGTTAATATCCAGAAACCCCCTTAGATATTAACATCTGAATTAATCTAGCATTTTTGATGGATTCTCCAGCTTTAATAGTTTTCTTAGATGCCGCCTTAATAATTTCTTTGTTCTTTAGAGAGAATTGTGCCATCTTAGACAGAATTACAGGTGACATAACATAAGCTAGACCACCCTTAGCTAAAGCACTTGTGGCCGCTGTCCCAGCTCCGATAGCACCAGTTGCACCAGCTATGCTAGAGCCAACGCCACCGTAAAGACCAATGTTTTGTGCTACTCTTGGAAACCCACCGCCCGGACGCCAAGATTGGAATATTTGTTTGGCTTTAAAGAAATCATCTTCGTTTCTAGCTGACTGAATCAATTCTTCTAAATCAGCTTTCTGACTTGTCCTAAACTCATGTAATTTTCGGTCAAAAGACTCTCTTATCAAGTCTGTTTCTTTGGCGTTGTCATCGGACATTTTTCTGAATAAAGTTGATAGAGTTTTTCCTTCTTCAGTAACTAAGGCTCCTTGCTGTTTAAGTCCTTTAAGAGAATTTCTGAATTCTGATACAACTTTTCTTTTAGACATATCTGCTTTTGTTTTAGCGGCTGTAAGGAATTTAAGTTGCTCCGATTCGATTGCTTTATAGCTGTCGGTCATTCTTTTTAATGGTGCAGATGCTTTAAACTGACTTTTATTTTCAATAGATAACAATTCACGCATAAAATTCTTCTCGCCGTTTTCCATTGCGTTCATAACATACTTAGCATTAAATATGCGTCCTTTACCATCTGCGGTGTCTTTGTAGAGTAAACTATCAAAGCCTTTAATAGCATCCTTCATTGTTCCGTATTTTTTGTATACAGACTTTAATTCCGAAACATAACTTCTAGCCGCTGGCGATAAGTCGTCAAGGTAATTAGAAACATCTAACGCCGAACCTATCATGTCCGATACTTTACCGAAACCAGTCCCCTCGCCAAGACCTTCCTGCAACCACTTCTTAGGAAGAACACGCTCATAGATACCTTTGTTAAATCTCAACTTATACATATTGATAACGCCGTTTTCGGAGAAGTCATTAACCAAAGAGTTAAGACCAGACTCAATATCCCCAGCTACACCAGTACCAATATCATGCCCAACCCTAGACCTTATCTTAAACTTTCCCTCTTCAAATGAAGCCCTAAAAACACGGCTTTCATTAATAGCTGTAATAACATTCTTAACAACATTAGATGTCTTAGCACCCTCGGTTGGATAGTCGTCAACCATCCTTGTTAAAACATCATCAATCTCGCCGTCAACCTGACCTTTATAATCATCCAAAGTCTTTTTGAACCCAGCAGCCCAAGTCGTCATTTCATCATCTAATGCGTCCTTTGCTAATTTAACGGATTTATCGTACTGAACGGCGGCATTAGCTAAAGACTCACGGTTATTAAAATTAAGCTCTTCAACTGATGCCCTAGTTGTTTCTCTCAAATCTGAGATAGCTTGTTTTACGTTATCGGACTTGGAGTCAACGATTTGTTTTTTAGCAATCTCGTCGTCCCTAATTAATAATTCATTACGACGAATTTGTTCTCTTTCCTGTTTTTGGAACTCTTGCTTCTTCTCAAATAAATCCTGTTCTTGCTTATTCCTGAATTTAACAACACGCTCTTGGTTGGTATTGTAAACATCTTCATATCTCTGCGGTGACTTAGCCATGTACTTTTTAGGGTCAGCTAAGAATCCGTCAATTTCTTTAGTTGGAACGCCCATAGATTCAGCCATGCTACGGAACACTTTTTTTCCGTATTTCGGGATAAATGCCCCTAACTTCTCAAGCGATACTCCAGCTCCTTTAAATGCAAGACCAATCGTTCCTGTAATAGCTGCGCCTTGAGCAAATTGACCTGCAAATTGACCAGGAGACAGACTCTCACCTGTTCCTTCTGCTTCTTTACGACCATATTCATCTAAAGCCTGTAATACGCCACCTCTTAGAGCCAAAGAACCAACTCCAGCACCAGTACCTGCAAACTCTGCACCAGCTAACGGAGCTGTACCAACCATCTGCCAAACCCAACTGTTAGGGTCTTGGTATTTCATAGATGACGATACGCCTTCCCAATATTTAACATTTTCAGTAAGACGTTTTTGGATTTCGTCTTTTCCTAATATTGGTAATCCTAAAATGGCATTAACAGCTAATAATTTCTGGTTAAATCCAATAGAACTTTCGGCATAGCCTTTAGCCATGTCGTTAAATATGGTTTGGACTGGGTTTCCATGTTTCCTAGTCTCTATTTTCTGTTCATTTGTTATTGACGATTCTTCTTGTTTTTTTGGCAATATAGAATTAACATCAGCGATTACCGCATCAATATCTTGAGGTTCTTGCTGTTGATAACCGCTTCCAATATCCTCAGCAACCATAGAAGATACCCGACTCTGACTATTGCTTTTTAGCCTATTATTTACATCTGCAATGACTTGATCAATATTAGCCATGTTATTTACCTTGTTTGGTTGAACGAACTTTTCTAAGGGCTTTCATAATTGTAACATCGTCATATTTACCTGTTCCTCTAGCGGCAGTTATCCATTCTCTGTCGGATGAATACGGATCCATTTTATCAAACACCGTCTTTGACTTATCTATAATTCCTTTAATTATTCCTACTGCAACTTTAGGGTCTTGAAACTGTGCTGGTATACCCCTCTTTGCTAATATACTTTCTATCGTCTTGTTCTCTTGCGGAGTTAATGCAGAACCACCTTGAAAGAATTTTCTGTTTGCAGCTATCTGATTAGCCCAAATTAATGTTTCTTGACCATAAGCATCTCCGGGCCATCCCAATGTTCTTAGGGCTGTAGGGTCTTTATCCAATCTTGTTAATAATTTTGAGCCAGCTTTTGTCATTTCGTCTAATGCTGTGAACTTTGTTAATTCTTCTCCAGAAAATGTTGGCTGTTTTTCAATAGAATCAAGATATGTTTGTGCATGCGTTTTGTCAAGTTTATCCATTTCCATAGCTTTATTAATACGAGCAGTCTCATAAGCCATAGTTTTTTCGTAGCGGTCTTTTTCTTGGGCTGGCTGTTCCCCACGTAACTGTTGCTGTTTAATTTGATTATCTAGTTGCAATCCAGTATTCGTAGGGTTCAAATCCATTCCCGTCAATTTACTTAATAATCCTTTGCTAGTATTTCCATATTGTTGTTGCAACGGTGGTTGCATTGGCTGTGCTGATTGTTGCGGTGGCTGTTGAGCCATAGATAATAAACTTTGCAATAAAGGAGCAACATTCTGTTGTTGCTGTTGCATTCCCATCTGTGCCGATTGATTAGCAATCATCATCGGGTCTGAACCCTTCATTAATGCTTCACTAGCGTGTGCATAACCACTCTCATTAAGTGCTTTATCGACACCTTTTTGGTAAGCATTAGCTTGTGGTTTCTGCGGTTGTCCACCGCCACCGCCCATACGCTGTTCATTAGCACTAATATCCGACTGAGCAACGCCCATCTGCGCCTGTTGCTGTGGAGCCGTCTGTAGCAATGAAGATAACAACTGCAATAGCTGATTAGGCTGTTGTTGTGCGTCTTGTCTCATTTGTTGTGGTATTTGTGGCATTTAATCCTCCTTAAAACATAAATCCAGAAGCCGCTTCACCAGCACCCTTACCAAAAGAACTTCCGGCACTCTGCTGAAAACTCTTCAAAAACGGATTCATAGCCTTAACAGTCGAAGTGCCATTATAAGTCCTTAGACCGGCTAAACTATTTCCAAGCTGTGCGGCATTTTGATTCATCGGAGCCTGTACCGATGCCTGCCCACCAATAGCCAAATTTAATAACTGTTGTAATGACTGGACATTGAACTGTGCGTTTTGATTTCTAATATCACCAGAAGTTCTAGAAGCTATTGAAGCCGCAACGCCACTATCTAATATCCCGCTTTGTTGGAACATTGGGTATAAATCTTTTAGAGATTGGTCAACCATGCCTTGCGTCTGCTGTTCATTAATTCCCATCGAACCACTTAAATAACCCGGTAACGCACTACCAGTCAATAATTGATTGACTAGGTTCGAAGCATTTCTATTCATTGCTATTTGGTCATTCTCTCCAGCCGATTGTATTCTTCCCTGACTAGCTAACAATGCCCGTTCTTCTGGTGTTGCGGTAGCCTGTTGATTTGTGCTGGTAGTTGTTTTATCCGCTCCCATAGCTATTCTCCATTATTCTGATTCTATTATTACGATTAGTTTCATGCCCTATAAAATAAGAACAGTCCCTGTTGATTTTCCTAAATATTTGTTTCAAGTATTTTATCGCAATGCTATTTCGGTATTTTTTATGAACAAACAAAGCGCTAATGTAACAAATAGAACCATCCGTAATATTTTCATCAAAAACATAAAAATCTTTGTCTAAAACTTTCCTGAATTGCTCTGGAGTTATTCTCCAAAACTCGACATAACCGCACAACTTATCCCCGTCAATAAATATAATTATATTACCACTAGATAATAGACGGATAAAATATTCCATTGAATCTTCAACTGACAATTTCTTAACGTGCCAGTTTTCGTGGTTGTGATATATGTCTATAAGCTGATCTATAATATTATGATGTTGCATATTTGTATAAGTATGCTGTTCCGGTTAATGTCATTGAACCGCCCGTTTCAATGGTAATGCTAGATAGCGCCGTATCAGAATCAACAATTCCCATTGCCGAATGTTGGGCAAATGTTCCCGCATTATCAACGCTCATTCCATTTAATATGAATCTTGTTTTCGTTGTATCAGTTGCTATTGTCCCAAATCCAATAGTCCAACTTCCTATTGTTGGGCTAGAAGTATTTAATCCAGAAGAAATATTATGAAATGCAAATTTATTACTAGAAGAATAATTTGAAGTTGCCTTTATTGTTGATAGCGTTCCGTTTGTATAAATCAATAATTCTTCATTAGCCGAAGCTACTGATAGATCAACAACTAATAAGTATGGAATAGCTGTTGTTAATCCAGTAATTGTTTTAGTCGTGTCACCAGAAAACGTCGTAGCCGATACAAAACTCAAACCAAAAGCCGGAAGATTAGCAACTGGTATAACACCAGCACCGCTAGGGATAGAAGCTAAAGATGTTAATGCCGCACCTGACACTTTACCTGCGGTTGATATTGTGCTTAATTTGCTATCCGCAATCGAACCTGCTAGATCAGCATTAAGGATTGCTCCAGTTAAGGATAATTTGCTATAAGCTATCGCCGCACTAGCGTTAACATCAGCATTAAGTATCGAACCTGTTAAAGCTAATTTACTGTAGGCTATAGCCGCTGAACTTTTAATATTAGCATTATCAATATTCCCATTAATAGCATTTTTAAGTGTGCTAAAATTATCGTTATGTTCAGATGCAACTATTGTTGCTCCAGCTGAAAATACATATTGTATTGTGATAAGACTCATTATATTAAGCTCCTAATGGTATAAAACTTAAAGCAATTAATGTCGGGGAACCACCGGCAATAGTAATCTTATAATAGTTGTTCTTCTTTATTGGGTACATGATATTCCCACGCAGAGTACTCGAACCATTATATACTAATTGTTGAACTACTTCCGTCGGAGGCGTTGCTGAATCCGTATATAATACTGCCTGATCGCCAGATACTAATGTTGCACAGTATGAAACGAAACCATCCGTTGCCGCCTGATAAATTGTGTCTACAGATTTAGATACGCTTGTTCCAACTAAACCACCAATATTTGTTAATAATGCCCCGCTAACTGCCGGTATCTGTGCGCTACCGTTTAACTTCAATATCTTATTAGCCGTAGTCCCCGTATCAATATTCGCAACTGGAATTAATCCAGCACCCGACGGTATTGACGTTAATGATGTCAAGGAAGCACCAGAAACCTTACCCGGTGTTGTTATTTGAGCTAACTTGCTGTCAACTATACCAGCAGATGCTTTAATATTTACATTCTCAATATTTCCATTTACAAGAGTAAATAATCTATTAAAATTCTCGTTGTGCTCTGCTGCAACAATAATCGTTCCAGCTGTAAATGTATAACCAACGCTAATTAATGCCATTATGCGTCTCCTACTATTGTTTTTTTACTATATTCTTTCATATAATTTTCTTTTCTATATTCAGTCCAGTTTGGATATAGTGAAGATTCGACAAGATCGGTAGTCTCTTTATCCCATCCTTTAATAACGCATTCCATAATTGAATTTCTATCTTCCGGTTTAATATTATCAGCACATTTTAGACATAGAGCAACACGCATAACAGAACCATCATTAAGTTTAAATTCTTTTTCAGTATACTCGGCAGTCAATCTCCTTTGAGACTTGCCCTCTATAACCTCATCTATCAACATATTCTTATGACATTTTACACAATGACCATACTGATCCCAGTCCATCATATCGACCTCACTTTAATAAAAATATTGTAAATGTTACACTTGCAACACTACATTTTAAGTAAACATTTGTGCTTGTCCATGCCGTACCACTATCATATAAAGAACCAGCTTTATCCTGCTTTAAAACGATATACCCTACCGGAACAGCCCCGATTGTATGGGCAACAGTATCTTCTGTATCTGGTGTTGCGTTAGATGTGAACACCTGAAACTCACCGCTAATATTCTCACCCCTATCACCATCTGTACCAGACCCAAACCTTACACGACCATGTAATGCAGTAAATAAACTGGATATATCAGCATCAAGATTCTTGTCATACTGATTTGTCTTATCTTCTCTTGTCGATAAATTAGCAGTCTTTACTAATTTCATACGTTTGTTTCCAAATGAGCCTGTATTCCCAAACCGTCGATTTGTATTGTCTCGCTTAATGTACTATTTGAAAACTTAAACCTTACAACCCTGCCCCTACCTAATAAGTCAACTCTTTTAACTTTCCCTCCAGAAGAACCATAAACATCTACACCATATATTGCAGAACCGTATGCTGCAGTTCCAGCACTAAGATTAATACTTATAGAAAATTGTTCAGCATTTTCGAAATCATAGGAATAACTTATGTTTAATACTGAATTTGCTGTCTGATAATAAATGTATATATGAGGTATTCCTTTTTGATCTACTAAATCATCAAAGTATATCCAGTTCGTAAAATAATATTTATTAATAGCTGTCTGTACTTTTAATGGATAATCATCAGCCCCCGTATCAGCCCTATAAACATAGCCAGCATAGTCACCAAAATAAGGACGCTCATCAACCCCATCGACATAAACAGTTGCCATCGACGAACAAGCCATTCCGTCATATATGCTCCAAGAATTATTAAAAATATCAAAAACAAATACTAGATCATTTTCTGTATCTGTTGGTAAAGCACATAAATATCTGTTCTTGTTCCTTTGTACGCAAGACCTAGCCTGATTCAATCGTGTTGTATTTGTCTCTAAGAATGTCGTTGTAATTTTCTCAGATATTTTATAGCTGTTATTTCCATCGTAGAAATACCATCCATCGTGGCTTAAGAATATATGACCGTTCTCAAGTTCCTGAATACTAAACGGAGCAACACAACCGACAGCTGAATTGGACTTACCACCGCCAGGAAGAATGAATGGTATATCACTATCACCAGTAAAAAGCATATTATAAATAGACCTGCTTTTATAAATCACTAGCCTATCTGATAATACTCTTATCCCTGTTATATCCTGACCATCATCTTTAGCAACTTCAATAAAATTAGCGGAATCCCAAGTGCCTGTATCTTTAATATTGCTCCAATAAACTCTTGACTGATGAACTGTTCCAGATACTGTTACATTTGCTAAAAACAAATAATTATTATATTGCTTGACAAATTTAGCTTTAGTTAAACCTGTAGGTACTGTCATTGCAGCACCATTGCCTGAACCTGACCACTTGAAAGGAACATCCACGTTATTAGTTATATAAACCTCGTTTAAGAAGTTGTCAAAATCGCAAAAGTTCCCTTCTGTGATGGTTAAAGAGCCTGTAATATCATCCCAAGTCCCGTCTAAATCATCCATCTTAAATAGTTTACCATCAGCAACTGTAATCAGTTTCCTAGTTAAAGTTCCGGAAAGAACGGCCTCATACCAATGAAGGCCGTCGTTGGTGGGTGCACTGGAGATAGCTGTGGAGTTTAGGTGGGTGTAGCCGTTACGCTTGAGGATAGAACCGAATTTATTGAAATCAACATTCCTTAGATCAGATGACTCGCTATTCTCTAATCCCAATGAACCAGCAGTTGAATTTAAACCGCCTGTAAAATTCCGTAATGAGAATGGTTGTGAAGGAGTTGTATAATTACCGCCCGCCATTAAACTCTCCGTCCATAGTTAGCACCAATTTGTGCGTAAGATAAATATGGATGAACCATACCAACTCGACTTGTATTTGGTCTACCTTGTTTAGGAAACCAGTCAATCTTATCAGCATTAGTACGCCTTAAAGAACGAATCTCATCTTGATACAAAGCATAGAATTTGTCACCCTCATTCTGATTGTTCTCATACTTCATCTTCGATGTCGCTAATAATATGATAGCTTCATCAAATTCCTGACCTAACTCATGTACATCTTCAGCATTAACGAGTCTATAAGGGTCTTTATAATACTGGACATTGATTGGGAATATATCGTTTGGAAGAGGGAATAATTGTATTTTTTTATACTGGATTCCAGCAGTCGTATCTCCGACTGGTAATACGGCAACAGTGTTATTACTAGAATTAGACGTTACAGTAACTCGACCTATCGTTGAACCTGATTTAACGACACGCTCAACCTTTGTGAATGATTTACTTCCAGCAGCGGATGTTGTTCCATTCAAGTTGATAGTCTCATAATCAGGATAACCGCTAACCGTACCGAATACTGTCACTGAACCAGTTGTATCTGATGCACTAGACGACACGATAGTTATAACAGATGCCTCTAATAACTGACTTATAACCATATCCTCGCCCCACATACGATAGGCGACTGGCGTTGATTCAGTTGTTGTGATTACACCTGAACCAAAAAACTCTTGGTCTGGGACATACTGTAACTGTAGAGGATAACCCCAAACTTCATGCCAGATAAACATCTTATGTCCTGCCTGTATCGGAAGATTGTATTCTTCTTGGGCTAGGATGCTATAGTCGCCAGATGTTGTTGATTCTCCACCATAATTCTGATCTATGGTAAGCGTTGTTTCACCAGTAATCGTCTTAATGGTAAATACATTTGAATCACCAGATAGCGATATACGACGACCAACTTTAATACCATCCGTTATGAACGTAGCACCTGTAACAGATACACTCTTAGAACCGTTGTTAAATGTTCCCGCTCCTGTACCTGTACTATATGTTGTGACAGTATCAAATGTTGTCTTGCGCCTTAATGGTCGCCATAACGCTTCTCTTGACACCCTAAACAGAGAAGTATTTATAAGATTACTGATGGCAACATCAAAATTACTTCCACCAGAATCTTTTTGCGCCCTACGCTTGACTTCTACTTGTAAGTCTGAGAATGTCATTGACATTTATTTTACCTCGTTAGTTATACTTAAAGAATCTATCACGCCAGTATTTTAACATCTTT